AGATAACATCAGAAAGATCTTCTCTTTCACCTACTGAATCGTACGTATCAAACGTATTTGTTGGTTGTGCCATTGTTGTTACTTTCTTTGTTGAGATTTAAGATTAATCATATCCATTATAGCACTCTGAGCATCTTTAATATGTCCAGTTTTGCCTAATCGATTGATTTTATTTCTTATTTGCTCTCTACCAGAACTTGTGGATGATTTTGCAACACCAGCTTTTACTACTTTAGGAGCATTAGCTACCTTCTTTTGAACGATAGGTTTTTTACCTTTCAAATTTTGATAGTTCATTGCATCCTTTGCGACCATAAGAAATCTATGATCTGCAAGTGATCCTATTTCTTCATCATTAAAGCCATAATCTCGTAACGAATTACGCATATTAACTTTAAATGAATCTGCTTTATTTGGATCTGCAAACTCTGGTATTTTTGTTGCTGCTAACTCACGCTGTGTTGCAAGGAATTCATTGTATTGTTTAGCTTGAGCATCTCTAGCTTTAGATTTGACTTCCTCTAGCTGCCTTGTTTCTTGTCTTAACTGGTAGTCCAGTTTGGCTGCAGCTGTGGGATCTTCCTCATAAAGCCTTTGAAGATCTTCACTTCCTTGACGTTGTCTGACAGTAGCGTCAGCAGTTGCAATTAGTTCATTTAACTCTGATAGTCGAGTGTCATAAGATTGACGCAAACTACTTCTTTGATTTTCAAGATCTCTCTTTTCCATACCTAAAGAATGAGTTTTTTGTCTATAATCTGAGTCTCTAGAATAACCTGCCTTCAGTTCATCGAGGGTAACTTCTAACTCTTGACCTTGTACTTTAATTCGGTGGAGTTCTGGTTCCTCTAATTCTGTTTGCGTTTCTTCTGTTGTCTCAGTATTTTCAGTTACTTGCTCCTTAGTTCCTTCAGACGTTGGTTGACTTTCTGGAGCTTCCTGTTTCTCAGGTGTCTCTGATGGTTCTGCTGCTTTGCTTTCAGTTTCTTGTTGATCTTTTGGATTCAATAATCCTGAAATCTTTTCAGCTGCACCTTGTATATTGTTGGCTTCTGCCATAACGTTCCTTTCGTATTGGTTGACGTAATTGAAGTTGCGTTAGCTTAACTTCTTTTATTTAATTGGTCTAACTCTTGTTGAGTTAGTTTTCCACTTGCCATGACGCTTCGTAAATGTCCTCTGATTTTGTCTACTAAATTGTAGGCTACCCAAAGGTATGTACGCTGTTCATTCTCAGTGAATTTTGTATTAAAGATTTCCTGTTTATATATTTCTAGGAGATCTTCAAATGCTGTTTTAAGCAAGGGATCATTTAAAAGTTGCTCAGCTCTCTTGCCTTGTCTTATTTGTGTTTCCTTGTCCATTTGTATTATCTTCGTTAAAGAATTGTTGTTGACCTTTTACTATTTCTTTCATTAGATTACCAGATGATTTTAGATCTTCTTGTTCTAACATAGATCTTCGTTTTAAATCTGCTTCATCTATTTTAGATCCATATTGAAGTTCAAGTTCTTTTATCTTTAACTCAAAGTCTAGAAGTGATTGTCTCATTTGACCTTCTACACGTTTCATTTCTACTTCAGCTTTTAACTGTGCTCTTTGGTTTTCACCTTGCACCTGTGCTAAAGTCACCTTCTCAAATTCAGTAGGTGGTTTAGGTGGTAGTTCAGGCATCTGAGCTTGACCAACATCTGGATCCATAAAGTATGGTTCTACACCATTTAGACCTGCATTTTCAATTAGTTTCTTTAATGTATTGTAAATATTTCTAAGATTTACCATAGGACCAAATGCATTTTGTTGTAAGTTTATTGCCTGCATTTGTCTCTCTAATATAGCATTTAATAGAATTAATTGTTGCTCTTTAGATCCAGTTCCCAATCCTACTTGGACTGTAACATTTACTCTGTCTTTCCATTCGTAAGGTCTCATAGGAATATACTTTCCTCTAATTCTTACGATCTTTTCTTTTTGTTGATACTTACATACCAACTCAAACATTTTTAAGGCTAGATCTTTAACACCTGTTTCAGCAAAGATTCTGGCGATTAACTCCATTCTCATTTGTGATTGTGTTAAGATTTGGTTTTGACCAGTTGCTGTTTTATTTAAAGTGTTTGCATCTAGCCCTTGTGATTGTCTCGTAATTCCTGTTCTAGATTCTTTAACAGAATCGAGATAACCCAACATTGTTGTAGCTTGATCTGTTATTGGTTGTGCCTGAATAGGCATCATAACATTTTGAGGTGGTTGTTTTGTTCTAACAATTCCTCCAGGACGATTAGTTAATAAGTCATCCATAGCAACTTGTCCATCTTGGATAGCTACTCTGTTATTATTTGTTAGATACATATTATCTAACATTTGTCTCATAACAGTAGACTTAATTAATTGTATGTCCTCTACTAATTCTGATACAGATCTTCCATGAAATCTGTGTGGCATGATAACAGGTGTCATAGATACAAAAGGAATTGAATCTACTTCTTCCATATCTAATATTTCGTGAGTACCTTCACCTGCTAAAAGGAATTTTACTAATTCTGATTTACCATCTTCATTAACATCCATTCTTACATAGCATTCATGGATTAAAATATCTGAACTTGTTTTATCTCCATCTTGTTCTCCATGTGAAAAATCTACATTTTGATGTCTAACAAATTTATCTTCTCTTGTATAATCTGAATCACCTGCTGGTAAAGACATAACTAAATCTTTATCATATCCCATTTCAACTAATTCTGATCTAGTTTTATTTGTTCTATGTGCTACGAAGTTTGCTGAATCAATATCTTTACATCTTCTTTCAATTAAGAATTCTTCAGGTGGAACTGGTTCTATTCTAACCTGTCCATATAATCTTGTTCTTTCAATTACACAATCATGGTAAGATGCTTTATCTAATTCTTTTCCAGTCTCATCTAATATTGGTTCTTCAAATTCTGTATGATTTTTAACTTTAACTTCTGGATCAGATATAAGATCTGCAAATTCTTCATCTGTTAATCTTGTATATTGTTCTCTTTCAGTTTTATTAGAATCATCCCAATAAACTTTTAATATTCCATTCTTTTGAATTAATGCATCTTTAAATGCAGAATATAGTGCTAAGAATCCTTTATTCTCTTTATAGAAAATGTAGTTTAAATAGTCAGAACATTGTCTTGCCATTTCATCATCTTCAGGTCCAACACCTTCGCAGTTAAATACATTATCTCCTGCTGTAAATATACGCATAAGAGATGGCATTAAACTTTCTACTGTGTCTAATACATCATTAGATATAACTTGTGAACGTCCTTCTTGTTCATTACCAAGAGGCATTCCCAAATAAAACTCTAATGATTTTTTTCTTCTAGCTACTAACTCTCCACCAATAAAACCTGATGCATTGCTAATTTCTCTATTTAATACTGATAATATTTCGTGTTTTGATTTCATACTATATATTTTGTATCCACATAAATTGGTTTATTCCATTCTGTTGTATCTATTGGATCGTGTACACATCCATACCTAAACGCATCTGCTGCGTGTGAGCACCAATCGTGTAAGGGTTTATTTTTAAATACCTGGTTTTTATCATCCCATTGTTTACGATATTGTCTTAATGCATCTAATCCTACTTTACACTTTTCTCTATCAAAATAACAATGTGGTAAATAATTTCTCACTGATTCAATACCATGGTCAACTTCTAACTTTGGAGCTACTTCAAAATCTATACCTAATTCATTCGCAACTTCAAGTCTAGACTTTCCTGTTCCTAACTCACGAGCTTGTATATCATGAGGTGCAACATGACGACTGTATGCATATCCTCTTTCTTCAAGGACATCTGCATAATGAGCTAATGATTCACCAGATGTTTCGTAATAATCTACAGCGTGTATTTCATTACCAACTCTTTGAATAAACCATATTGCAGTCGAATCTCCAATCCCCAAATCCCACCATGTTTCCACACCTACATGACTATCTACAGGAACTACTCCAATCCTATTTTCATTATCTGCTTTAGTTATTAGTCGACCATAATAACTTCCACTAACTGCTGCAGTAAATGAACATTCAAATTCCTGTTCATACTGTTCAGGAGTCATAATGGCTTGTGCTTGTTCCAGCTCATCATCTGGAATTACTTGAGTATCTGAAGCTCTATATAATTTTGCATACCAATCTTTATGACCTCTTTGTGCAAAATCATATATTTCCCAGAATTGATTATGACCCATTGGTGTACCGATAAATAAAACCCATCCTAATTTATCAGATACTGCTGGACGTACTATCTCTGTCCAAACTCTTGGAGACATAATTGCATATTCGTCTAGGACAACTGCATCAAATCCCATACCTCGAATACTATCTGGATTATCTGCTCCGAAGATTTGTATTCTAGATTCGTTAAATAAATCTATTCTTAATTCTGTTTCGTTTCTTGAACCACCTAAATACATAAGTGGTTTTGTATAATATTTTAAATATTCCCAAGCAATTGCTTTACCTTGTCTATAAGTTGGAGCTATAAATGCACACAAACTTCTAGGTTTAGCTGCTGCTGTTTTAATTAATTCGTTTATAGATAAAACTGATTTCCCAAACCTACGATGGCAAACAAGAACATTAAATCTTTTTAGACTATTGTGTACTTGTTTTTGATATTCTCGTGGCTTGTAAGGTATTTGTAATATCTTAGTCTTTTTGCCATTCGACTTTGATTGCGATTGGTTCATCAGTTCCTAATTTTGTAGTTGTTGATTGTAACCTTGGGTGAATGTAAGGTGCAGCTTTTTCTGCTGCGTACATTTTTCTGTCAGGTGAACTCATAGGATTGTTTAACACAGAAAGTAAGTGATCCAAAGGAGAAACATTATATTTCTCAGCTAATTCCACCAAGCCTTTCCATGCTTTTTTACTTTTTGCTCCTAAAGGTCTACCTGCACCCTCTCGCTTACCACCATGATTGGCAGTTTTAACTTCATTTTCGTATGTTTTATCTTCTGACATTATCCTAACCACTTACCTCTAGACATTATAAGTTTACCAGCTGTAGATCCAGAACCCCATCTTCTATTTTTCCCTCTTTCAAACTTTTTAAGTGGTCTACTAGCTGCATATGTTAATGCACTTGTTAAAATAGGTCGTCTCCAGGCGAATTTGAATACTCTTTTACCTACACCCCAAGCTGTTTTCATTAAAGCTCGTTCTGATAACGCTGGTGTAGTCCAAGATTTCAGACCTTTAAACATAGATTTTTTAGCCATTAATATTTTACCTTTTTTCCTTTTTTCTTAGCTGCTTTTTTTGCTGCAGCTTTTCCCTTTTTAGTATAAGGGTACTTTTTTTTTCCTACTTGTGGCATATTTTTCCTTTATTGTTAATATTTAATAGTTGGATAACCATCATCTGCCCAAGCTTTAATAGCTTTTTTATGTGCTTTATATCTTGGATCTGATTTAGGTAATTTTGCAAAACGTTTGTGTAATTTTTTCTCTTGTGAAGAATGTGTTTTTGCAAATCCAAATCCTACAACAGCAGATGCTCCAGCTGCATATTTAACTGGATGTCTAGTAACGTGTTTGTAAGCTGCATTATTCCATTTACCTGCTTTTTTTAATGCAGGTCCTTTTAACTCTTTAATAGAATTGATAAAACTTTTAAATAATGATGTTTTAGCCATATCTTTTATTTTTCTTTTTTCCTGCTGAATAACCTACAGCAGCTCCACCAGTTCCTGCCATAATACCTATACCAGTTTTG